CAAAGGTTTCATCCTCTGACGAATAGTCTGCAAAGTCTTTTGTCATCTGTTCTACTAGACTTGTAGTAGGCACGACAATAAGCACACTTTCATCATAGTGTTCTAAAAACCAACGTACAGTCAGATAGATAATTAGGCTTTTACCAGAACCGGTAGGAGATATAATCAAACTACGACCTTCACTGCATGCATGCGAATAGGCGTTCAACTGATAGTCACGAGGTGTGATTTGCTTATCACCGCTCGTAATCTTTAAGTCCTTAACAAAATCATGCAACTCTTCGACTGTTGGAGGCACTCGAGTCGTAAGCGCTTCATCCAACGCAACGCTGTATTGTCTGCTGTTTGCAAATTTTAATACTTCGAAGAGCAGACCATACGGCAGTTTACCAGTACGCGAGTCATAGAGTCGTACCTTGCCATCCCACATCTTATTCCTATACAAGGGCATAAATTTATAACCCTCAGCATAGAAGGTAAAATGTTCGGACAGCTCCATAAGAATGCCACTGTCATCAGAGACAACTCTCAATGATGATTCGTCAATCTTATGTATGCGTAGCTGCGACATTATATTCCACTCGTAAAGCGTTTCCAATCGATGATGTTTTTAATAGTGGTATGTCTCCACTTGATATTGTCCATAATATCTTTTAGCGCTTCTACAATCGTCGCTTGATATTCAATCTGACCTTGTAGTTTGATGATATCGGAATCAGTTGTATAAAACATATCCATATCGCTCTTAAGTGGTTTCGACATGCCGTTAAATGGATCGTATGCCCAACCACGCTCATCCATCTCTTCCTTTGTCATCTTGGCATTATAGTAGAGCCATTTGTCTTTACGTAGATTTGCCATAGACAACTCTTTCTTTTTAAGTGTCAGCTTAGCAAGGCTATAGAGCTCAAGATATTTAGAATGTAGAGCAGCACTCTTTACGCTGCTTTCATCTAAATTTACTTCGTCTATCTTGCTGTCAACTTCCCATAATTTAAGTATTTCATCAAGTTGCATCATCATATATTATATATCAATCTGTAAATTCAAAATAATCATATCTAAAGCCGACATCTACCGTAGCATATTCGACATCACTTTGCTGCACGCTAAATTCTATGCCTCCTAAGCTGATAGGAAATGCATTTGCAAAACGTATCTTACGACCGATATTATTATGATTTGTCATAAAGCATAGAGTCATGTCGTGTATTTTTAAATTATCATTTTGAGTGTTGTGTTTTAGCCAGTTAAAAATTTCACTGTATGACTCTAAGTTTTCGTCGATTGCTAAACGAAGAGTAAGCTGATCGTATGCTAGTTTATCACCAGATACAAAACCTGCTTGGTTTTTAAATCCTGTAGTAACTTCTGGTAATGATACACTCGGAAAACTTGCAGACACTGCAAAATATTGAGTATATTTAAAGTCAACAGTATGAATCAACAGTTTAAATCCTGTTAGTGATAGCAGATTAGAATTCATATATCTATTTATCAAAGAAGAAGGGGATTGCCCTTTCGAGCAATCCCCTTGTGGGTAGTCCTAAGGTAATAAGACTAAATTAGTATTAGACAAGATTGTCGTAAGTAGTACCACCAATACCAGTTACAGTGAATCTGCGGAAGTATGGGTTAGCAGCGTCTAAACCGGTTTCAGAAGCTCCTGCGCCATCAGCAAATGGGTTAGCTACTAGACCATAGCGGGTCTTGAAGCCAATCTTTGGTTGGAATGTGCCTGGATCAACTGCACGTACCATTGTGAGTGGAACGTATGGGCAATAGAACATACCAGCGTCATAAGCGTTTGTACCACGATAACCAACAGTTACATAGTCTTCGCTTGAGAATGGGTCGATGAAGACCTTGATACGACCATTGATCATACCAGCAAATACGTTGCCAGTGTCATCTACATTGAGGTTGGTTGAGAGAGCTGGAGCATAGTCAAGAACACCAGCTGCAGCAAGAGCGGAAGCAACGTTGCTTGAGCAAACAACGAAGTTACCCTTACCACGACGTGTTGCCTTGGCAACTTCGTTAGCTTCAACTTCAATTTGGAAAAGAAGCGACTTGAACTTCTCAACAGCCCAACGGCCATCAGCGTCTTGGTCGAGGTCATATGTACCACCTACTCCGCCTTGACGAGCTTTAGCGTTGATTGTGTCGATAACTTCACGGTTGATTTCAGCAAGGATTTCAACTGAGAGGATGTTAGCAAGTTCTGCTTCTGCGTCAAGACCATGAACGCTCTTAAGGTCTTGTGCAAGTTCCATTGTGTATTCTGCTTTAAGAGCACGTGTCTTAGCAGTTACAGTGGTCTTTTCAACTGTGAAGCCCATGTTACCGAAGCCACCGCCAGCGATTGTACGACCTGCTGGTAATGGATTTTCACCAGTAACAGCAGCTGCAGTTGAATTGCCAGTAAGTGCTTCACCTTCTGCTGTAGTTACTTTACCAGAGAATGCAGTTTCAGGCTTATTGAAGAGAGCTTCACCTGCATTTGCACCAGCTACTTGATAGTTGCTCTTCATAGCAAAGATCAAGCCAGTTGGCATGGTCATTGGCTGAACACCTGCAATATCATAAGCAACGATATTTGGCATTGCACGACGAACGAGGCTAATGAGAACTGGATCCCATGTTTGGATACCTGTACCACCGGTTTGTGTACCGCCGATATTGGAACCACCGATTGCATTTCCTTCTGTGATGAAAGAAGCATGAGCGCGCTCTTCAGAGAGTGCTTTTTCTTGGTTTTCAAGAAGAACTGCAGTAATTGACTTACGATAGTTGTCCTTGAACTTAGGGGCGTCTTGAGCTTCCAATACTGGAGCCCACTTTTTTTCTAGTGTTTCTGAATTAAACATAATAGTATTTTTTCTAGTTTGTTGTTGTTTTGTTGTTTGGGGTTGGAACCTTTATCCAACTACTGGAATGTTAGCTGTAGTAGCTTTACTCAAGCGGGATAATGCGGTTAAATAGTTTTTCATTGCAGGTGAAACTTCAACTTCAGTTTCATTTTCTACAATAGTTTCGGTTGTGACATAAGAAGAATTGTCAGATGATTCTGTTTCTTCGGTTAATGTTGACTTTTCTTCGAGTGCAGCACCATTAAGGTAAAATTCCTTGATAGTAGCTACCTTCTTACGAAATGATGTTTCTGATGTGCATTCAATGTCTTCAAGCAATGACTTAAGCTTTTCAGCTTGTGTGTCAGCAAGGTCAGAAGTTGACTCAGAGATTACCTTTTCACGAGTAAGGCTGTTAACCTTTTCATTAAGGGCAAGCACTGTGTTTTCTAACTCTGCAGACTCATTTTGAAGTTGAGCGATTGATGATTCCATCTCAGCGACCAAATCCTGCTTGGACTCAGGCACTTCGATATAGTTTTCAACAAATACTGTCTTGAGCGATTGAATGAAGTTTTCAGCAATTTGTGTACGAAGTCCGCCTTCGATTGCAACCTTGTTGTCTTCTACCCAGCTTTCAACTGCGTATGTAAGATAGTTGTCAATCTTTTCAACGAGCTCAGACTTGATTGTTTCTACTTCTTCAATAAGAGCAACTGCATAGCTTTCTTTAAGAGCCTCTTCAGTTTCTTTGATCTTGCTCTTAACAGCAGCTTCAAAGATGATAGACGCTTTTTCTTTAAACTCTTCAGTTAATCCCTCTTCACTTTCAACAAGACGTGTGATATCAGATGTATCAATTGTGATAGTATCTTCTTTCATGTCTTTTTTCTTGATTTCTGGATGCAATTCTTCGGCTTCAGCTGCATCATCATAATGTGCAATAACTGCACTACGAACTTTATTGAATGGACCAGATAGCGTAAACTCATCAGTTCCAACAAATGTAGCCTTGATGCCTTCTGCTGCTCTCGCCTTAACATATTTAAGCCAGCCTTCGTCGTCTTTGCTATATATTGTTTGTAAGTGGCGCGCTGTTATGTTCTTTTGAACTTCTTCAGCTTCTTTCATCTCAGCTTCTTTTTCTTTGCTGTCTTCCATTTCTTCTTCACCAAGACCGCTTGTGATCATACCAACAGCAGCACCATAGTCTCCGTCAGCCTTTTTAAGGATGCCTTCGATTGCTGCCATTGCTTTGGCTTCATCATACTTGTCTCCGTGAGCAGCCTTAAGA